TCCTTGAGATTCAATAGCCATGCTGCGTTTCCTCCTTTGTTCTATTCGTCATGCCATATCGAGAAATCCATGATGATCCTGTGACAGGCCACCGCCGGCTCGTAGACATCCCGTTCCGATTGAATCAAAAACGATCCTATCCGGACCGACCCGCTTGTCCCACGGTACCCGTTCAGGGCGTTCCTTACCGCCTTGGCCAGAGCCTTTGCTGCGGCATATGTCTTTGCCCATGCCTCGATCTGAAAGTGAGGGTTCGCCATCCCCACAGGCCCTTCCAGGGCATTTTCCCCGGCGCCGTACACCCGCATGTAGAGAATGAGCGGATAGGTCGGATCCTGTGGCAGTGTCGAGGGGTAGCACCTGGTGGTCAAAGCCTGCACGGTCGCGTCGGCAACGAGGATGTCATGTATCGCCTCTTCGATATTTTCAGCGCTCATTTGCTCAATCCTCTCACCTGCGCCGCCGTCAGCTTGCCCGCCGCCGCCCGTTTCGCCAGTCTCCCGGCCGATTTGTAGAGTTCGTTCTTCATCTCGTCGGCGAAGATCCCCAAGGCGGGCATTTTCATCGCGTGCCAGGCCCTCCGGAGGAATGGGTTCGGAGAGACGAAGCCGGTCGTCGTGATCCTGATCCAGCGATCTCCGAGTTTGACGAGCCGAGGTTCGTCAAGGATCCTCTCGACGGTCCCGAATTCCACGAGGTGGGCGACGGGGGACGACGAGCCGACATAGACGGTCACCACCGAGCGGTCCTGTCTTCCCTTCCTCTGTGAAGGTTTTAGACTCGGGGACACCTTGATCGAGTCCCGCAGACCGCCCGTCACCACCGGCACGTTCGCCTTGGCCGCTTCGGCGATCGGGTTCCCCGCCTTCTTCAACGCGTTTCTGAGAACCGTCTTCTTCATGGCCACAGTCGGCAGCTGGTCCAGAAGCCTTGTCAATTCCTTCACACCCTTCAGCTCAAACGAAAACGAGCCATGCCCATTCATCACTCCGCCCTCACTTTTGAATAGATTTCAAGCCCTTCACGGCGTCCGATTTCCATAACCCCCGTGACGTCATATATTCTTCCCGCGTAACTCAGCCGGTCGATCGGGGTCAGGTCCGCTCTGTACCGGATCCGCCATCTCGTGTCGGCTTCGGCCACCATCTGTGTGGCGGCATATCGTTCGACGCCCCCGGCCGGCAGGTGTTCCGCCCACACCGTCGCCAGGTCCATCCACGTTTCGATCGGCTCGCCATAGCTGTTTTCAACGACCGTTTTGCGCTGCAGCGTGATGCGCCTGTCCAGTCTGCCGGATCTCAAAACTCCTCCCAAAGCCTGAAACTGGCCAGCAGCCGGGGGACCGATTTGTCCTCGGTGACCGTCTGTCCCACCACCGGCTCGCCTCTCATTGCATAAAGGTCGGCGCAGATCATCTTGATCGCCGTTTTGATCCGTTTGGGTACGACCAAGGCGGAAGCCCACCCGCAGGTGAACCGGATCGTTATCGGGTTCGCCGGATAGAGTGCAGCGGAAGGCCAGGAACTCCCGTAGGCAAGGACAACCCGACCGATTAGCTCGCCGTTTGGCTCGATGATGTAGTCGCCGGCAGGAAGTGTGTTGATCGTTCCGTCGGTATCCTTATAGGTGATCGTTTCCACCGATTGCAGGTTCCCGAAGGGAAGCTCGATGCAGTCGCCGTCAGGCCATTGCGGCAGGCAGTAGTCCCAGGTCTGTGTGATCAAAGCTCTTCTTGTTATTTCTTCGACGCGTTCCCGTGCCGTCGTGATGAGGTCATTCAACAGCGCGTCCTCCGCCGTTGTCGGAGCGAGCCGGACGATGTCGACGCCTAATTCACAGGCGGCGACAAGAATCCGGGCGATGACACGGATATATCGCTTCGAACCGGTGTAGGCTTTCTCGTAGGTCGCATTGTCATTCGCAGTTGTCACCTGGGTGAAAGCGCCGTTTGTCCAGTCGGCCCAGGCGCTGTTGTCGTCGGATTCCTGGACTTTGACGTCGACGGTCCCGCCCGTTCCGTTTTCCCCAGCTTTCAGATAGACAACGGTCTGATACCCGAGAATCTCGACAGCGGTTCCGGTCAGTCCGTATCCTGACGTCGTCACGTGACTTCCCGGAGCGATGCTCTGGGTGCTGTCTATGTTTTCGGCGAAGCTCCCCGAATCGAGCCGCAGATGCAGTTTGAGTTCGGCCAAGGAGACCGGCTCCGTTTCCGGTTCGGAAACCATCATGAAGCGTTTGTACGCGCCGCCCCAAACTTCCATATCACCGCCCTTGTGCCTTAGCCGTCCCGTTCAAGATGGTCACTGAAAAGATGATCAGGTTCTTGGGAGGCCGGATGCTCGTCTTGATCGTTGTGCTCACTTCGTTGGAATAGGCCGACTCCAACCCGCGGTCATCGTAAGCGGTCAGCGCCATGTAATAGGTCCCGTCTGGCAGTGAAATCGTATAGGTCGTGACCTTGCCGACCTCTATCTTCGTGGTGTATTGACCAGTCGCTGAACCGTAGTAAAGCCGGTAGCCGGTGATGTAGTCGTGGTCTATGGAGGGCTCCCATTGCAGGGTGACCTCGGATGTGCCTGCCATGACATTGCCGACCGTCACCCAAGCCTGAGCAGAAGTTGCCGCCACAAGGATGACGAGTGATGCGAGAAATCTTTTCATTGGCTCACACTGCCGCCCGTGACGTTGCTGTCCTTGGCGAAAAGGCCGATCAGAAAAAGGCCGAGCGTGCTTACCGCGTTTCCGACTTCCGCCGGAATTCCGAACAAAGGGAAGATCATCCCCAATGCCGCCAATATGCCCGATGCCGTCGTTTTCCAGTTTTTCACTTTCAATCCTCCTTTTTTGTGCTGCAATGTCGTCACTTAACCTTTGCGAAGAAGATCCACCAAAGTGTTCCCCCTATTGGGTCCTACCTGCCGATACCATTTCGAATCTTCGAGCTCGGCCGCCGCTTGTTGCCAATCGCCCCCGTCGATCGCGGAAATCATCCGTTTGAATCCCCTGAACCTCGTCAGACCGAGGTTGAAGACCAGCTCAGTCAGAACGTCCCGTCGATTTTTCGTGAAGTTCTTATACTTGCTGTCGGGAAACAAGGATCTCGCTTCCGCCTCCGCGGTTTCAATGTCCGCGTCGAGAACCCGTTCCGCCTGATCGACGGTTAATCTCGTGAATTTCTCGTGTTTGCGGATCTTGTGGCCGTAGCCGATGGTCCAGGCGCGGGCCGGGCAGAGGTATGGCTCGAGTCTCAATCCTTCATGCAGTTTTATGCGATCCCTCAATGTCAGCATGTACAGTTATCCCTCGTTGATGATGACCGCCGTAGTTCGGGCTTTGCACTCTTGGGCGTCACACTCGATCTTGTGGCCGTGTGAGTCCGCCCGAGCCCACAGCTGCCTGATTTCTTCCTTGAAGGATTTGTTCTGGACAATTATGATCCCCTGGGCAATGCCGATCCCGATCGAGATAACCAGGAGCCAGTCTGAAGTATCCATAGGTTCACTCCCTTTCGCCGCCGTTACCGTATGTAGAGATACAAGGCGCCTTTTTTGGAATTCCCGGCGTTCGTTACAACAATGGTCAGTTTGCTGTTGGCGACGCCCGCCATGGATGCTTCCGCCCTGTATTCCGTGTTCGTCGCATCCCTGTCGGCCAACGCCCCCAGAGCGACATCGACGCCGTCTGAATCGTTCACGGCAACGTCGTAGTTGTCCGTAGGAGCGGCGGAACCGTCCGGCACGGTGACGGCCCCGATAAGCCTGCCGTCGTAGTAGTTCGCCGTTGTCCCGCTTACCGCGCCGGTCGAATCATCCGAGACCCAGGCCGCCTTGATTTTCTTGATGGTCCCGTAAGTCACTTCCGTAAATGTCATGGCGCTTCCGGCCATTGAGCGATCCTCCCGTTAAGCGGCCGTCACGTATGCCCCGTCGTCGATCGGAACATACCAGAGGCTCCATTTCATCGTGCCGGCATTGGCGCCGACCCCTGTAACGAGTTCAATGGAACCGGGCCGGATGGCCCATCTTGGGGCCGTGCTCAGGATGCAGCCCCCGTCCGTGGTAGAGGTGACAAGAGCTGTTCCCACTGCGTCGGGCAGGGTGAACATGCAGCCGACATCCACGTTGGCGATGGAGGCCGAGGCGGCGCACAGCACCGTGTCGTCTCCAGTTGTGGGATTGGCGCTGATCTGGAGCGTTGTAAGAGTTGCATCCATGGTGGTCACAACCTCACCCAGCAGGCCCAACAAGGCGACCCGACCGCCTGTGACCGTGAAGATCGGATTGGTCCCGGCGGCGATAGCCGCTGCGGAGCGGTCAACTCGGATACCGAGGACGATGTCCGCTATTCTCGATATGGTCGATGAGTTGTAGTTCATTTTTTTCACCCTCCTTTCAGGAAGCGCTGTTACAGGGCCTCGTTGTTCTGATACCGCGTCCCGACCAGTTCATAGGTAACCGACGCGATGCTCGACGCATGGCCGCCGGAGGTCCCCAACTGCACGTAACGGCATCCCGCGCTCAGAATGCCGGCGTCGATGTAAAACTGGACCACCTGGGAACCGGTGTGGAGGCCCGTATCAATGGTGAAGGATGCTGCGTCGGCCTGTCTCACCAGGGTCGGGTCCGTGAGGGCGTCGGATGCGTACCATATCGGGAAGGCGGCGGTGATTGCAGTTGTGCCGCTTGCCGCCGCCCCCTCGTGGACGTGCAGGACCAGGTCCGTGTCGCCACCGCGGTAATGCAGGACGGTTATCAAGACTCCTTTCGCTTTACTGAGATCGCACCAGGCGGCCGTATCCGCTATGGCGTCCGCCGCCGCCGGTTCATGGGCCAATTGGATGGGATTTATTTCGGGATTCAACATCGTTCATTCCTCCTTGTTATCTGATTCAGGGATTGCTCCCCGGCTGTCTTCGTTAGGACCGGGTCTGGAGCCCGACAAAATGCGACTGGGTGTAATTGGCCCCACCCTTGTAAGGCGTCAATGCGGAGGCCCGCACCGGCTGGCCGTCCACGCGCATGACGAACCGGAACACGGATTCGTCGTAGACAAAGCGGACATGGATGCTCATATCGCTCTGGATGCCTCCCTTTTCCGCCAGAATGTAACCGTTCTGGAGGTCAGCCAGGAGAATGTCTCCCAGGGTGCCCAAGGTCGCCGCCTGCTCGATGGCCAGGACCGGGCGCCCGAAGAGGGTCCCGTAAGGCTGGCCGCTTAAGCCTCCTGCCGGCATGTAGATCGGGATCCCCCCGGTTCCCACGGCCAGGGACATGGTGAAGAGCTGCGGCTCGATGTTCTGATTGATTAGCCATACGGCATTGGGACGGCTCGACGCAAAGAGGCGGGACCACATGTTGATGACGTTTTCCGCCAGAACCGTGGCCGCCTTCTGTCCCGTCTCTTTGTTCACCTGGACCAGGCAGCCCGCGTTGAGGATGCCGAGAGGCTGCCCTGCTCCCGTGCCGTTGATGATGGCATCGTCGAGCAGAAATCCGAATTCGGAAACGAAACCCTGGCGAATAACTCCCTCGAGGGCCGCCGCATCGCTCAGGAGCTCGTCCGTCGCGTAGCAGAGCCCAATCAGCTTTTTAAGGTTGAGCTCGATTTTTCTGAACTTCGGTTTGCTGGCCGACTTTTCTCCCGCTTCCTCTTCCCAATAGCCGACGATCCCGCCCCACCGGGTGGAAGCCCGGGATGTTTCGTCCAGTCCCGGCAGTTTCATGCTGTTGGCGTTCCCCGATATAGGGACCCTGCGGCATCGGGAAGCCAGAATTCCGGTTTCAAAGACATCCTTCAGGAGTTCCGTCGAAAAATCCTGCTGGACGAGAAACCCTCCGTCCGAGGGGATGGTCTCGTTGAGCCCCGAAGCGGAGGACGTGATCCTCAATCTCGGGTCGACCACGCCGCCGGGCTGCCCGGCCCTCATGACCGCCGCCAGCTGGGCCCCGAAAGAAGGGAACCTGTCCCGTTCTGTTTGTGCTGCAATTTCCCTTTTCTTTTCAATGGACTGGACGGCTTCCGGTTTTTCCAGGGCGTCGGCGATCCGCTGCTGCCTCTCCAGTGTGGCCACCGTGCGGCGGTAGTCCTCGACGGTATCCATCATCTCGTTTTTGATGCTCAATTCGCCGTCGGTCAGATCGCGGTTCTCCACGGTGGCCTTGGCGTCCATGTCGGCCGCTTTTTTCATCAAGGCGGCGATGTCTTCCCTGTACTGACTGATCGTTTTCATCTTCTGCTCCTTTTCCCGTTGTGGTTTCCGGGCAAAGAAAAAGGGCGGCATGAGATGGTGAGGCACCTCACTGCCGCCCTTCGTTCTTTCTTGCGTCCCCTTCGGCTGATCAGGCTTCGGGGGAGCCCGGGTTTTTAAGTCTTTACTCTTTTACTTTGGTGAAACCAACTCCGCCCTGATGAGCAGGTCGGCTACACGATCCCTCCTTGTCTGCTTGGATTGAGCGACTTTAATCTGATTCCTCTGGTGAATATTCGCAATGTCCTCAAGATCTTTCGGCAATGGGTTTCCCTTTTCGCCGTCAATATTATCCGGAATGCGCTTGAAGCCCGCCTTTGCCATAACCGGGATGAACCTGGCGCATGCAGCCATGTCCATCCTGCTCCCGATCTCGTCGATAAAACCCGCCTCCAAAGCCTCGTCGGCGTTCATCCAGGTTTCGGCATCCAGCAGGGGAACGATGTCTTGATCCTCTTTGCCGCTTTTCCCTGAGTAGACCTTCAGCATGCTCCCTCGCACTTTGTCGAGGACATCGGCCATACTCCTCATGTCATCGGCGTTTCCCACAACCATCCCGGA